CATTATCTAGCACCTCATCTAAACTCCGGTTTTAAATCACCATCTTCATCCAAAAATGTATTCACATATTCTTCTGCTTTAGAGGGAATAAACTCATCTTCTACTTGCATTGCAGGTGTAGGATTATTGATTAAATTCATAAAATCATCCATTGTAGTGGCTTCATTTACTTTTCTTTCTCCTAGAGTTTTAACAGTTTCATGCGCTTCTCTAGCCTGTTCCATTTGTCGCATCCTATCTTCTGTAGACATTTCTGCTTGTCTAGCCTCTTTTTCTTCTTGGAATGTAGATTTAGGTGTGATAGGATTAGCCATAGCATCATCAATGGAAGGAGTAGCCAAGTATCTTTCTTCTTTTTCTCGTTGATACTTTTCCTTCGGAGTTTCTGTTATTTCTTCTCTCATTGCTTGGTTAAGTTGATTTTCTAAAGCAGTTCTATCTTGTAAATCTTTTAAGTCAAAGTTTTGTGTTAATTGGGAAGGTAATGGTCTGTTAAATTCGGTTTGAATCTTCGGGCCTGTGGCTTCACCCGACCGTACTTTTTCTCTAAGTTCTTCATTAGTAACAGGTTTGCCTTCAAATGTAGTTCCAAATCTATCTAATGGGAATACCTTCCCTTCTTTCGGCCCGCCAAAATAAGTGTCTTGTTCTAAATCTTTCTTTGGTAACACAGGTTGCGTGGCTAGATTTTGTTTGAACTCTAATATTTGTTTCATGTTATCGAAATTAGCCTCTTTCCCCATCATTTGAAGAATTTGTTTTGCATCTTCTAAATCTTTCATTGTGATATTAGATTGAACAGGTGCAGGTGTAGGTTGTTGAGGGGGTCTATCAGTTCCACTAGCGAATTTTTCTCTCCAATTATCTTTTTCTGCTTCTAAATTACCCCTATTTACCCTTTCTTCAAGTCTTTTTTGCGCTCTTTCACGCCCTTTTTGCTTCTTAGTATCCTTAAATTCGCTTATTTGTTCGGGAGAAAGAGGGGTTAAACCAAATGCTTTATGCCCCCCTTCTTCTAAATGATTTGCGAATCTTTCGGCCATTTCTTTTTGCTCGCTTTTTTTCGCAGATTTAAATGATTCACCAACTTTCGGGTCTGCTCTTAAACTAGCATAAGCATAAGCAAGAGTAGAACCTTGAAATGGCCCTTCTTTTTCGGGATGTTGTGGGTGTGAAAAATATTGCCATTTCTTCTTAGGTTGCTTTTTGGCTTTAAGAAATGTCCAAGCATCCTCAAAACTCATTCTTTCACCCCTAAATTAAAATCCATTGGTTTTTTACAAGCACCGCAATTCTCTCTCCAAAGAAAATGTAGCATACCACAATGGACACATCTAGTGCCGGATTTGATATTTAGAACATCAGATGCCTTTTGAGCATTCGCTCTTTGTTTAGTTACAACACCCTTCAAAGGGTTTTGCTCATCTAAAACCACATTGGCTTGATAGGACTCTTCCGCTCTAACATTCTGTTTTTGCGCTCTCTCTATATCGTCTATATCGAGATTATGAAGTTCAAAACCCATACACCATCATCACCCATTCAAGGCTTCTGATAAACCACTAAAAATATATTTCCTAAAACCGTAATAGGTTCTACAGAAACAATTTTCGCACCATTGTAACCCGTTAGGGCTTCAATATCGGTCGTCATACTAGTGCTTAACGCACCATCGTTACCTGCGTCTGAAAAATCTTTAGGGCTATAAGGGCCGATTACTTGTATCGCTTTTACCATAGTTGTTCACCGCCTCAATTGCGGTGTCCTATAGCCATGAATCTTCCGCCGCCCGAACCTGCTTCTGTAAAGTAAGCAGTTGTACCATCATAAGATACTACTACTGCTCTAGCAGTTGAATCATTCTCCATTGCTGTGAATGAAACAATGTCTGCTAGATAGCCGGACAAATCTACGGATGAGTCGCCATTAGCGAATGTGCCTGTAACCACCATCAAATTTCCAAATACTGTCGGTCTGTTATCAAAACTAATTGCCATAAATCATCACTCTCCTGTTTCTGTTTCTGTTGTTTGTTCTATTTCGTTAGTAACTTCTTCTACTACTTCTTCAACTTCTTCTTCCACAGCATCTACTGTTGGATTTAGAACTTCATCTACTAAAGTTAGAAGGCCACTCTTGGTAACATATGCCCCTGTAGGTGTAACACCGTTATCGGCTAACCATGCGAGAATGTCGCCTCTTTTCCAACCCGAATCGGGAATACCGTCATTACCTGCGTCTACGGTTATTCCTTCATCTCCGAGTATGGAAAATTTAGGCTCTCCAATTGTTCTACGCCATTGGTCTAACCAATCTTGGGATACTTCCCTTACTTCGCCTCTAGTAAAATCGGCGGCTGTAGGGTCAGCACATCTTCCATAGAAAGATGGCCCGTTAAAGCGTATTTGAGGCAATTAATCACCTCAATTGTACATCACTAGTAGTTGCCCGGATGTTACTGTTCCTGCTGTTTCTAATGTTACTACTAGACCACTATATGTTGCGCCCATTGCTACACCTGCGTTGGCTGTACCGTTCTCGGTGAATACTCCGAGAATTGCACTTGCGCCACCACTTAGTGTTACAGTTGCCCCATCTGTGGTTGAACCAAGTGTTACCAAAGCCATCTTAGGTGCAGGGTCATACCCATTTGCACCGTCTGAATTTGAGGCTTGGAAAGTACCCGGCCCACCGCCCGGATATGTTACATCTGCCGCACCGTCTAACCACTCGGTGGTGTCGTGCGAACCCGCTCGGAGTTCCCATGCACCAACGAGGGTTGCTGTTGTACTACTGCCTGTTACTGTTAATGTTTCTGCCATTTTTTTTCACCTTACCTATTATCTCCAATACCTCAGACCAAATCCCTAATGCTTCCCTGCGCACCGAAGAAAGTAGTCCATATTTCTCCCATAGTTCGGTAAAGCCCTTCTTGGCCTAGCCTGTTGATTGCGAATGGGTCGCCTGTTTCGATTCCCGACTCAAAGTATTGAGTTGGTATTGCTGTACTAAAGTATAGATAGTCTGTATCTAGGAAGTATAGACGGCTGATTCCACCATCATCCGGCATATCCTTTGTTGGAATAATCGGTACACCATTGTAGGTTGCTACGATGAATCCGGCTTCAATACCCGGTACACCCTTTACACCATTGTAGGTTGGAGTAACTCTCTTTTCTTCCATGAATCGCTGTTGCGACTGTAGTAGTTGCTGTAGCCTCATTAGAGTATCGTATCCTGTTAGGATGACCTTTGGATTTCCACCACGTTCCCAAATTCTTTGGAATAGGGTATCTAGGTGGTCTAGACTGAATGTTCTGCGGCTTGCATCTGCTGTATCAGCCGCACAATCCATTTCAGCATGACTCCATGAGTTAGCCGACCTGTCTATTGAGTAAATATCTAAGTCAGATGCGGCACTAACGTGAGCATTGGTACTTGAAGTCTTTAGTCCTGTAAGTCCGGTTGTACCTGCATCTGCGGCAGTAACTCGGTCTAATGACTCAAAGTTGTTAGCCGCACCTGTGTCTACATCAGTTAGAAGCATCTTATTTACCATCTCAGCGTGGTGCTTACCCATTTCTTCTTTGAGTACAGCACGAATGTCGCCAAGTCCATCATCACGGTCTGCTAGGAAAATTGCTGTTTCAGACATATCGAATGTGTGAGCAATTGTCTTTGGCTTTGCACCAATGTGTTGGAAAGTAGGCTTCACAGTTTCCGGTAGGGTTGCATTCTCAGCAACTCCACCATGTAGTGCGCCCGCGTTAGGCTTACCTGTAATTACACGCCATCCCGACCTATCCCACGGTTTCTTTGGTAGAATTGAGAAAGCATTGAACTCTTGGTTCAACTGCGACCATACCTTGCGACCATAAATCGCTTGGTAAGTTCCTGCTGTGGTAGACAACATAGGGCTGTCTGCCTTTAGCAACTCACTTCCGGTGTATGAGTAACCCATTGCGTTACCCGCACCGTAGTAATATCGTTCCATATCGGTAATTGTTCGTACATAATCTCTTGCCATATTTCTCACTCTCCATTGAATGCTCTATCTGCTAGAGCATGAACTTCATCCCAAGACATTTTAGCCATGTCTTGAGTTGATGGAATATCTACTTGTGTTGTATTAACGCTCTTTGCGATAGTAGTACCTGCTTCAACCGATTCACCGGAAGCCATTGCATCAACACGCTCGGAAAGAGAGGCTATGGACTTGATGATTTCATCAAGTGGGCCTCTTGCATCGAAAGCGGCGGCCTGTGCCTTTGCGATTTCTTCTGCTCTCTCACTCTCATATCTTGTTGCGAATGTGTTCTCTAGAGAACCTCTAAACTCCTGCTCAAGTGCGGCGGCTTTGTAAACTTCGTAAGCCGCTTCAATGTCTGCATCACTAACTGTAGCAGGGGAAAGGAAGTCAGATTTCTCGACCTTTTCGCTTCCACCTTTGCCTGTAGTGCGCGAGATAGCGTTAGTAGAAGGCTTACCGCCTTCCTGCGCTCGACCCTTGACCTGTGCCGCAAATCTTTCAGCACCATCATCCTTCAAATCCGAGCCAAGATTAGCCTTAGCCAAATCATCGAAGTGGGTTCTTGCGGCATCAATATCTACACCGCCCGACTTTAGAGTATTCTCCATCCAATCTAGGTAATCAGAAGTGATAATGTCCGAAAATTCTTCGGATTTCTTCTTATCGTCTTCATCTTCCTTTTCATCAGACTTAGCCTTCTCCATGTCGTCTTCTTTCTTATCGTCAGAATCGTCTTTCTTGTCCTTCATGGCTTCCTTGAGTTGAGGGGGTAGACCCTTCTCCATATCATCAAGGCGACCTTCAAGACGAGCAAGAACATCTCCTAACTGTTTCGTCATATCGTCATTTTCTGTTTCAGTCATAATTTCACCTGTTTTATCTTCTTTGAGTATCCTAAATGTCGCTTCCGGGTTTATTCCTTTTTCACATATTGTTACTTCGTGTAGTTCTAATTTACTAATTTCTTGATAATCGCCATGTTTTGGGTCGCTTTTTCTTACTCTTTTGAATGCTTGACCCCCGATACTAAAACCTCTTAGTTTGCCTTTTCTTATTTCTGCGGCAACTTCTTTTGCTTTTTCAATATCATCTCGGAGTTTGATTACTACAAACATACCAACATCATCAACTTCGCTTTTCCACACTCTCCCTTCGCTATCTGTATAATTAGGAACTACTTCTCCGACTTGTATATTTGAGTGTGCTAGTTGTACATTTCTATATTTTGGAACTTCCATGAATTTTCTAAATCCATCTTTTAATGCATTTTTAGTAATCAAATCTCCCTGCTTATCAACTAATTCTACGCTTGCGTAACCCGCCACTACCAACTCATTACCTGCTTTGAGCAGTACGATGGAATCATCGTCATATAGGTTAGTTGTGGACAACACACTAAACCTCTTTTGCTAAACAATACTATATCAATGAAGCGTAAGAATACTGTAATTTAACTACTATAATGAAAAAATTCATATTTTTCAAATTTAATTCTTAACTTTCTTCTTCTTAGGATAATCTTCTTCTTTTTCGGGGTCTTGTTCCGGTCTTTCTTTCATATCCCAATCGGGTAATGTGGCTTCGTTATGTAATTGAGTTGGCCCTCTAGGACTATCTATATCGCTACCAACATCTATACCAAGCCCTTTTCCTGCGGTCATAGGGAAGTGAGATTTTTCTAAAGCATCTAAACTTCTTTCTAATACAGTTATTATTTGTTTCATCATTTTTGGTTTAAGAATTAAATTCGGGTCTTTCTTCGGCTTTAATATCCCTGCACTTTCTTCTTCTATTTGCCTTGCTCTATTGTCGGGAATAACTTCTTCTTCTTTTTCTTCTTTTAACATTTCATAGAAACTAGGCTTCCAATATTCTTCCAAACTTTTAGCCAACTTAAGAGTATAATCGCTATTACTTAGTTCACTTATGGCTGAACGAGGATTTACAGGTTCACCATCTTTAATATTAAATTTCAACACATCATGCTCAAAATTCAACAAAAATACATTTTCTTTGATTTCTGTTGTAAAAGGAATAGGGAAATTATCGCTTGATTTTGTAAATAGAATCCATTTAGGATGTTTTTCTTCTCCTTTCATGTATGTGGATTTAGCATCTCTAATCAATATCTTAGAATCTTTATTTTCTTCTCTTAGATACTTGATTGCTGATTCTAACCCCTCATCATCGGTAACTCTTACAGTTGATGGGCTAGGAACAAATACATTTTCATGGCTATCGAATTGACTTCTTAGTAACTTCATTCTCTCTCTTGAATCCATGTCTGTTACATCAGTATCATCATAATACATCAAATCAATAATATGGATTCCGTCAGAATTTAACACACCATCCATAATGAAATCTCTAGAACCTAATTTTCTGATATAAGAGCGCATTTTATCACTAACACCCACTTTTTCATTTTTTGAATTTCTTAACTCAACATAAGTAGACTTCTTGGTAATTTTAACTCTTTCACCCATTTCCATAGCAGTAACAACCCATTCTCCTGTAAAACCCCTAAGTTGTTCTATATCCTCATAATCAAAAACCTTGTGATATGGCTCAATAAGAGGCATTTCTTTTGGTAGCGATTTTGAAAAAGTTGTGAAATCGTTACCTTCGGGAATTGGGTCTTCGGGTGTGCCTCTTTCTATATTCATTTGTGTAGTTTGTAAATAACTCTCAAAGTTAGCAGGATTTTGTTGTACGGAATTTTGTAACGCCGAAAATCCTTCTGCACCTAGCATATATTGAATATCGTGTTCATTTACAGGTATTCTCAAACTTGCAGATGTTTTATCACCTATTGTTAAATTACCATTAGCATCAACCTTTCCACTTAAAGTAGGTTGCATAACATAACCATGATGCATTCTGTTAGCACTACTACTATGGTGTAAATAAGGAACAACACCATTACCACTACGCACAGAATCTATGGCTACATTGGGAGTTTGACTTCCACCCATATACTCAAATCCTGTAATATCTCCTACATCTTCTATATTTTCCAAATCAGAAGCCATACCTTCATCATAAGAAACAATTTGATGAAGCATTCTTTTCATCTTATTTTTACGATTATTATATTTACGAGAATCTCCGCCTTTGTTTGTTTCATCACCAAACAAAGTATTAGGAAGTTGATGATACTCTAACCCATAATTTTCTAATTCTTCCGGTTTAGCCAAATTCATCAGCGTATTAATTTGAGCAATACGAGCATTATACGGATGATGTCTAGCCTCTTTCACCGCTTCCATACCTTTACCCTTCAAACTCACTTCTTCATCAAAGTGTGATAAAAAATCTGAATGAGAATCAATTTCTTCCGGTAAATTTAATTTTTCCATATTAGGGTGTAATTTCAAATTTTGAGCCATTAAAGAACCAATAGTAGTGAGATGAGTCTTTCCTTGCGCTATAGCATCTTCAACAATTTTTTGATGGTGTTCATTAGGTAATATACCCATTTGCATTAGAGTCATCATAACATCACTTTCTTTGTCTATAGGCACACCAACATCAGATATTGACTGTGCTATTTTCCGATGGGGTGATTCACCCAATCTTGATTCTATACTTTGTTGAGTTTTTTCTCTATAATTATTAGATGGTGTGCTTAGACCATGTATTTCATGTTTAGAATGTAACGCTAGAAGTTCAGCAAGATGCCTAGCCTCACTAAGATTAGATAGTGCTTTAGAAGGATTACTATAATCAAAAGCATCGGGGTCTTTTCCTATCATTTTAGGCATTATTTGTTCTTTAGCCAATCTCAATAAAACTTCATCATCTGCATTTTTCTCCCTTAGATGAGGCATCAAATTTTGGGTGATAAATTGTTTTCCAAAATTCTTACTTAAGCCTTCTTTTTCACCCGTATAATAAGTATTAACTAAATTCATTTTTTCCGCTTGTAAATTACTATATTCTTCTTCCAAAACTTTTCTTTGTACATTTATTTTATTCTGTAAAGCAGATTCTTCTTCGGGGTCATAAACATAATCTTCGTAATCTTGTTTAGCGTCATTCCATTTTTTCCCTTCGGAAAGTGCTTTTTCTGTTTCCAATAAATAATTGAAATGCTCTAATAAATCATTTTTTTCCCGTTCTACATCTTCAAACTTTCCTTCCCGGTCATGTACATCTAAGTTGCCTCTAAGCAAAAATTCCACTATACCTGCACTATCACCAACTTCCGGCATTGGTGCTTTTCCATTTAATATGTCCATAATAGTATAGTTTCTTACAGGAGAACCCAACAAAACTCTATTTGTAGCAGGGTCTATATCTCCCGGTTTATGATATAATCCTCTCATAACACCATCTCGCAAAATAATTGATGAATTATTAGCAATATTGGTATCGTAAATATAGCCGCCACCGCCTTTTATTTTACCTATATCGCTTACATTACCAAATCTACTCATTCCTTCGTTCTGTATTTTATTATGTAAATTTTCACTTCTAAATTGATTAATCATCTTTGGATTTCTAGCCCTTTCTAATGAGTTATCATGTACATTGGTGCTTGCTT